CTTGTTCCCGCTGACGAGTCTAAATCTTCTGGAATAAACATTAACGCTCTTGGTGGTGTTTTGAGTGATTACAACTCGCTTCCTAAGACTCTGAGCTTATACGGTGATGTAGGTAAACAGCTTCTTATGGGTGTCGGTGACTTCGCTGTTGGTGCCGGTCAATTAGTTTCTAACATTGCTGGCCGTGGTGACAGATACGGCGAGGCGATGAAGTTTCTGGAAAACGAATACCAGAATAGTAGGGGCGAATTCGCCGGAAGGGTTGAACCTGCTCGTATTGGGAGCAATTTGATTACTGGTCTTGCAACCGCTGGCGGCGCTCCAATTTCTACGGGATTGTTGGGAAGAATGGGCGCTGGCGCAAAATCTGGTTTTGTTACGGGTCTAGCTGCACCTGTAGACCCAAATATTGATAATTATGGAACGGTTAAGGGCTTACAAACTGTTGCATCTACGGCGATGGGTGGTCTTGCTGTTCCCGCCGTTGAGGGTCTAGTAAAGGGTGCTGGATTCATTACAAACGCCATTGGTAACGCCATTAAAGGGCTTTCCAATACCGTAACTGGTCAAGCCTCAGTCTCTACGATTGAAAACAAGCTAATCACTGAGTTTGAAAAATCCGGTGTCGCTTGGGATAAATTGTCTAAAGCGTATCGGGATAATTTGATTGCCGAAACTCAAAACGCTATTAAAGCCGGTGGGAAGCTAGACCCGCAAGCAGCACAAAGACTTGCAGACTTCCAAAGGATTGGCGCTGACCCGCTGGCCGGTCAAGTCACTCGTAATCCTTACCAGTTCGCTAATGAGCAGAACTTGGCTCGTATGGAAGTTGGCGCACCTTTGGCGCAACGTCTGGGGCAACAACAACAGCGATTTGGTCAGGTATTGGATGACATTAGACCCAATACAGGTGATGCGTATTCTGCTGGTCAAAAAATAACCGGCACTTTAGAAGCTAAAGACGCTGCAATGAAAGGCGTGGTAGACGCGGCTTATAAAGGCGCTAGGGATAGTTCAGGGCGTGCGGCTACTCTGGACGTTCAAGCCTTTTCCAAGGCAGCTAATGACGCTTTGGACTCTCAAATGCTTGGGGCTTATCTACCTGGCGAGGTTAGGATAATCCTTAATGACGTTTCTTCGGGGAAAATCCCGTTTAACGTCAATACTGCCGTTCAGATTGATAGCCTTTTGTCAAAGGCGCAACGCACAGCAGGAAACGGCTCCCCGCAATCCTTGGCTATTGGTCAAGTCAGGGATGCTCTTAATAAATCCCCGATTTCCAGCCAAGCCGGTGTAGAGACTAAAGCGGCTTTTGATAAAGCTAGGGGTCTTGCCCTTAACCGTTTTCAGGCTCAAGAGGCCTCCCCCGCATTAAAAGCCGTTACTTCCGGTGAGGCTCCGGCAGCAGAGGACTTTGTAAGCAAGTTTGTTATCAGAGCTGACATTGCGGAAACCGCTAAAAACCTGAGAGCGATGGGGCCGGAAGCCAGGGTAGAGGCTAGGGGCGCTGTTATTGATTGGATTAAGTCTCAATCGGTAAACGGCGAGAAGTTCAGCCCCGCAGGGCTTAAACGCGCCTTAGAGAACATCGGGGATAGAAAGCTAAACCTTATCTTTGCCGGTGATCGGGAGGGCTTGGCAACGCTTCAGGCGCTTCGTCGTGCGTCTTATAACGCGATTACCCCTCCTGTTGCTTCTGGGGTGAATTATTCGGGTTCAGCTACTACCGCGATGGACGCTTTAGACAAGATTTCCAGAATTCCAGTCTTGGGTGCTTTCCTACCCAAAGGCGGGGATTTGGTTCGATCTTCGTCTGTTACGAGTTCGATGAACGCCCCCGCGTTGGCCCAACCTGGCTCTCCGATACTTAACCCTGATTTAGTCGGGCAGTTCGGGCGTTTTTCTGGACTTCTTGCTGCTCCCGCTGCGGGGCTTCCTGTCTACGGGCTTTTGGCCCCCAAGTAAGAAGTAAACCGCCAAAACGAAAGGCAGAAGTAGAAGGGCCAGCTTGTTAGCTGAATAGGGGTCGTTAAGTAAAGATTCCAACATCCAATAACTATAACACAGCCCCGAAAGGGGTTTTTTTACGTTCGGAGAAACATGGAAGCCCTGATCTTAAAACTAGAGGCTGTTTTGGGTGCGTTAAAACTCCTTTTTCCTGGGTTTATCGGGGCTTTTTTAGCCTCTGTCACTGGCCCTGCTAGGGATATTAAAACGCGATTTATCGGGTTTGTAGCTGGATTCTCAATAGCTCTTTACGGAACAGACCCTTTACTTCATTTCTTTACTTTAAACCACGATACCTACGCAGCCCCCGCTGGCTTTGCTCTTGGTTTCTTTGGAATGTCTGTAGCTGAAGCCGCGATGAAAGTCATTAGAGAAACAGACATAGCAGGGATTATTAAAAGCAAGTTCGGGGGTTCGCAATGAGCCTCTATGTAATGTGTTCTTTGGTTATTTGCTGTGTGTCTACTTTTCTAGTTCTTCATCCTAAATACGAAGATGGATTGATAGGAAGGTTGGCTTTGTTGTGCCTGTCTGTTTCCTGTGCGGTTGTTCTGGGTGAGTGGTTTGACGGTGTTGAGTATCAAGTAAACCCTACAACTCTAGGAGTTCAGCTAGGGCTTGCGGTGTTTCTTCTGAGGCATGTTTACAGGTTTAGTCGGTGGGTAAAACACGGTTCATATGATTGGAGAAAAGATGAAAAAGCTACTCCTGATTCTGCTGTTGTCTGCCCCTTACTCACAAGCCCAAGAAGTAAAAGTAAAACCAGACGGAAGCGTAACCCTGACCTTCTCAAAAGCGGAAGCGGACAAGTGTAAAAACGGCGGTGGTTGTGTAGTCATGCCCGTTAGTGAGCTTGAACCAATCATTAGAGAGACAGCCAAGATGATGTGTGGAAAGTCAATCTAATGGACGATTTATCTACCGTTGAGGAAGTCATGGAACACCTCTCAGGCGCGGTAATTGAATCAGGTGAGCTTACAGACGATGGCTTACATATCACGCTTACAGATCAACGAATAATCGTATTTATCGGTGATTTCGTAATGGGTGTTTTAGTCGCAGACAAACGGGTGATGAATTGAACCATCCTTACTCACTTGTTGAAATTGTCTGGGATGACGCTTGTAGTGATGCAGGGTGGCAGTCCACTAAACAAGTCAAGTTTGAGCCTCAGATAGTTACCACGGTAGGTTTTTTAATCGCAGAGAACAAAGGCTATTTAATCATCGGACACACCTACTCCGGTGATGACTATGTAGGTTGGTTTCAAATTCCGAAAGGAATGATTCTCTCCCGCAAAACCCTCAAAAGGGCTACGAAAGGAAAAAGTGCCTAAACAGACTGACGCGAAGCTGCTTCAGGAGGCGATTGATTTATACGAGTTACACGGTGGTGCGAAGTTAATCATTAAAGCCGGTGCTTCTACTCTCCCACCTCAGACCCTAGCGGACAGAATCAGAACCGCGCAGATTAAAGGGTTCAAGCCTACAGTTAAAAAAGACGCTCCCCGTATCTACGAGAAAAAGCGTCTAGGCAAAATGTTTATCGTGATACCGGACACGCAAGTTAAAACCGGAGTCTGCACAGATCATCTTGAATGGATTGGAAATTACATATCCGAGAAGAAGCCGGATTGTGTAATTCATATTGGCGACCATTGGGATATGCCTTCTCTAAGTTCTTACGACAAAGGGAAACTAGCCTTTGAGGGGCGAAGATACGTCAATGACGTAAAAGCCGGTAGAGCAGGGATGGAGAGGCTTATTAAGCCTTTCAAGTCGATACCAGGCTATGCCCCCCGAATGGTTTTCACGATGGGAAACCATGAAATGCGGGTTTCTCGTTTCGCTGATAACTGCCCTGAAATGTCCGGTCACGTTGATTTAGATGATCTGGGAATTAAGGAATACGGATGGGAAGTTATACCGTTCCTTCAGCCGATTGAAATAGACCAGATTGAGTTCTGCCATTACTTCACAAGCGGCGTTTTAGGTCGGCCAGTTTCTAGTGCTGCCGTGATGCTAAGAGAAAGACAAAAGTCTTGCATCATGGGCCACGTTCAAACCTTTGATATGGC